ACTTCATATATGAAAGGAGAGTTCCTATATCAATTATTTATCATAATGTCCATTATGTTTTGATAGTGTTATATTTGCGTTCGCAATCAAGCACTTAACGTTGAGTGCCGTTGCTAACTTGTCAAATTAATTTAGATATGAAAACTATTTCGATTGCTGATGCTGTTGTGATTTCTCTTGCCTTGCGTGCTGAGATTCGTTTCAATATTAAATCGGCTAAACTTGTAGGTAAGTCTGGTGCAGATATGCGCCCCTATATTGAAAATATTCGTGATTTGATTCACGCTTATAATGCCGTTAATGATACCCCTTTTGTCTCTGATGACCCATTTTTGCGTTTTTTCTTTGATTTTTAATTTATATTATGTTGCTCAAGCTTGAACGTTTTGCGTATCGGTCAAATTACGTTATCGGTCGTTTGTACATTGGCAATCTTTTCTTTTGCCATACACTTGAACCTCAACTCGGTGCTGTTGGTTCTTCAAAGGGTTGCATTCCTCCAGGTATTTACAAAATTGGTGTTTCTTGGTCTCCAAAGTTTCAGAGGATGCTTCCTATCCTTTTCGATGTTCCTAACTTTGAAGGTATCCGTATTCATGCAGGTAATACCCCTAAAGATACTCAAGGCTGTATTTTGTTAGGTGATAACCTCAAGGTAGGTTCTGTTGCTAATAGTACTTTGCGTGTTAATGAGTTCATTCGACTTTTCACGCATAATAAACTCCAGATGGATATGCTCCAGATTATTAACAAATAAATTTTTATCTTATGAAAAAAGAACTTTTGAAAATTGTTATTAAGGCAGTTATTTACGCATTGACTTCTGCAGCTGCCTATTTTGGTTTGTTATCTGTTTAAATTAATGGTTATGTGCACGTCTCCACTTTATATAAAAAATAACTCTGTTTATAAATCCTATCTTCATAGCTTCAAAGGTTATGATGTCCCTTGCGGTCGTTGTGATGAGTGTCGTAACACTTACCGCAATGAATGGCAGACTCGGATTTCTTTTGAGTTGTCTAACTTATATTCACGTGGAGGCTGTGCCGTTTTCCTTACTTTTACTTATGATGATGAACATTTGCCTTTATATACGGATGGTAATTTCTCAATACATTGTTTTAATCATAAGGACGTTAAAACCTTTTTAAACCGTCTTAAAGTTTCTTGTTATCGTGCCTTTGGTGCTAATAGTTATAAGTACTTTTTCACCTCAGAATATGGCAAAAATACTTGTCGACCTCATTATCATGCTTTGTTCTTCCTTCAACCTTTTGTTAATTACGTCAAGTTCTCCGAACTTGCTCGTTCGGTTTGGTCTTATGGTTTTATGTTTCCTAAGTTTGATATTCATCAAAATAAGTATGTAGACAATTCTGGCTCAACCTCTACCCCTTTAATTCGTTCTCTTGTTGGTGGTGCTAAATATGTTTCTAAGTATGTTACTAAGGACTTATCATTTTATGATTTGCCTTCTGTTTCTGTATATATGAAAGATAAATCTAATCATGACAAGATACGTCCTTTTTTACCCAAACATTGGCAATCTAATTTGCTTGGTTTGTCTATTTTGGATTCTGTAAACTTGTTCGATTCTGTTTCTGTTGAACGTGTCTTAAATGATGGTGTTGTTAACCCTTTGTCTTTTGATGTCGTTCCCTGCCCTCGTTTCATTATTAATAAGTTGCTCTACAAAAATGTTAAGTCTTCTCGCATTAGTCCTACTACCGGTAAGTACCTTTATGACCGATTCTTATCTGATTTCGGTCGTCAATATATGCATAGTGTTTTTAAATCTCGTGTTTATAAGTTTGCTAATAAGATTTCGGAAGTCTTTCAAATTGGATTTGCTGACCCTGCTCGTTATAATATTGGTGCAGTTGCTATTCTGCGCCTTTGCAATATTGGCTTAAATTCTCATTTTCTACCTAATGATTGTTTACCTCTTGCAGTTTATCATATCTTTTGGAAAATGGCTTCTACTCCTATGTTGAAATCTTTCTTGGCTCGTTATTCTGGTGATGTTTCTTGCCTTTTTGATTTGGAAAAAGTCTTCCCTTTCTGGTTAAAGGCTAAAGATAATGAGTATATCAAGAAGCATACTACCGATTATCTCTTGCGCTTTGATAACGTCTTTAAGTGTGATGATAGTCTGTATAACTCTTTATTTGCTGATTTCGCTTTATTCCATGATATTTTTAAGGATATTTCTATCTCTATTTCGGTTAATCGTGATAGTTACTATAAGAATAGACTAGAAGAAATTGATACATTTAAAAAGAAATATTTTAGTAGGTTTGACCCTACTCTTTGTTAAACTTTTAATTATTTTATTATGTCATTTAGATTTCGTAAAAACAAGGTGTTTTCACCACCTCTTCAAAGTGTTTCTACTCTTATGGAAAAAAGTACAGTTCGTACAGATGGTTTAACCTCTGTTAGTATCGTTCGTGTTAATGCTTGCGATATTGATGTTGTTCCTCCTTATACTGATTATACTTTGGAGAAACTTCTTGCTGCTGGCGTTCCTTTGAACTCTGTTAATTCTACGGTGCTTGATTCTGAACCTACTACGGAACAAGCTGCCGCCATTGTCGATTCTTTAAATTAAGTTTTTATGTTTAATATTGGTAAAGTTTCTCTTGGTGTTTCTTCTAAGAAGTTTTCTAAGAATATGTCTTTTGATAATAACACTACTTTTGCGTTTGGTGCTATTCAGCCACTTTTTTGTCAACTTCTCATGGCTAAAGCTTCTATTAATATAGATGCCCGTCAACTTGTGCGTCTTGCCCCACTTCCTGTACCTACTTTTGCTCGGATGAAGCTTGTTAATAAATATTGCTTTGTTCCTATTAGTGATGTTTATCCTGCTTTTGAAAATCTTATGTCTGGTATTCCTTACACTCCTGATTCCATTGGTAATGAGATTTCTCTATCTTCTTATGTTCCTCAAACCTTGCCTTTTATTTCAAATCGTGTTCTTCTTGCCTTGGTTATAGGCTGTGGTTGTGATGTGTCTTTTTGGATGAAGCAATCTGGTTCGGATGATTCAGCTAATAACTATGGTTCTCAACCTTTGGTTAGTTCTGCTCCTAAGTTCCGTTCTTGTGTTGGTGCTTTTAATTATCGTTTGCACAATAACGTTTCGTCTTCCGTGTCTTATATTCTTGATTTTAATCCTATCGGTGGTGGTGATGCTGATTTTGTATCTCCAGAAGGTGCTGACTATGTTATGCAAATTGATGAAACTTCTAATACTAATTTTGCTGTTTCTTTTGTTGCTTGTATTCGTTTTTCTCAACGTGCAAAGCGTCTGCGCTCTATTCTCCTTGGTCTTGGTTATAACCTTGACTTTGCTAATGATGATAAAGTTAATATGCTGCCGCTTCTTGCTTTTTACAAAGCTCATTACAATAATTTTGAGTTGAATCGTTCTTCTCAATGGTCTACTACGTATGCCTATCAGATTATAACGTTAATATCTCAGAATGGTTTTACTAATTTTATTGACCTTTTCGACGGTGCTTACGCCGATTCTTCCAAATTGCAATTTTATAAGCTTTTAGTTGGCATTTTCCATTCTTTCATCTTCTATGAGCTGTCTCAATGTTGGTATAGCTATAATGATGATTATTTTTCCGCTAATCGTCTTTCACTTACAAATGATGTTCAGCCTTTGAATGTTCCTTTTGTTAATGCTGATGGCTCTCTTGGTAAGACTTTCTTCAACAATAGTACTACAGAAGACCCAAATGAGTCTACACTTGGTAAAGCTGTTAATCAGACTTCTAAATTACCTTTCGTTGGTGGCGACTTGTCTTTGATTGCTTTCCAGGTATGCCAACGTTTAACACGTTATGTTGCCAAAGATTCTGTTATTGGTCGTAAAATGTCTGATTGGGTTCGTACTAAATTTGGTGCTGATGTTGCTAATAGCCTTTATAAGGACGTTTTCAACGTCTCGCAATCTGTTTTGCCTATTCAAGTTGATGATATTTTCAATACTGCAGATACAGCCGTTTCTGGTTCTGGTGATGGTGAAGTGCTCGGCGCTTATGGTGGTAAAGGTGTAGCATTTGATAAGAACCATGTTTCATTTACTGCTCCTTATTATGGTTTCTTCATTTGTCTTTCTGCTATTGTTCCAGATTCTCGCTACTTCCAAGGCTGTGATTCCTCTCTTTATGGCATTGATAAATATACTTTGCCCACAACCGATTGGGATGCTCTCGGCTATGAAGTTACTCCTTTAGGTGCTGTCTTTGGCGATAATAATCTTTGTTCTGATGAACTCATTAAGAAATATGGACGTACCTCTAAAGGTTTCGGTTTTATGCCCCGTTTCTCTGGCTATAAGGTTAAGAAAGATATTATCAACGGTGATATGTCCAGACGTTCCACTATGGACGATTTGAGTCCTTATTATCTTGACCGCATTATTACCAATCAGAATTGTGATGTTCAATTGGATGAAGCTAAAAACTTTATCATTAATTTTACTACTGGTTCAGATATTCGTGACCCCCAGGTATTGCGCTATGCCTGTCGTTATCCTTATCTTGGCAATTTCAACCGCATTTTCTACAATAGTGGAAAAATTGTTCATGGTGTAGCTTCTGACGCTGAGCCTTTGTTGGATGATAATTTTATTGTTCAAAGTGTTTTCGATATGCGTGTTTCTGACGGTCTTAAACCTATTAGTATTTCTTACGATACTTATGAGGAAACAACCGATAATGGCACACGTGATGTTAATCAAGATTAGTTATAGAGGGTATTTGCCCTCTATACTTTTTTAATTTTTATTATTATGAGTTTTATCGATGGTTTATTAGGAGGTTCTGTTTCTGGACTTCTTGGTCTTGGTGGTCAAGCACTTGACTATAACATGAACAAAAAATTGATGAAGTATCAAGCACAATTAAATGAGGAAGCCGCACAAAAAAATGATGCTCGCACTCGTTCCCTTATGTCTGATACTGATACAATTACTAAACAATCCATGCGGAATGCTGGTATTAATACCGCAATGAATGGTGGTCAATCACAAGTCGGTGCAGTTAGTGCTCCAGAAGCTTCTGGCGTTTCTGGTGCTTCTGTTTCTGGTCTTTCTGGTCTTGGTTCTTCTGTCGTTAATGCTTTTGCACAATTCCAAGGTCTTGAACGTGAAAATCAAGTTAAAGACTCCGTTGTTAAGGCTAACGAAAGTAATGCTGACGCCAATGCAGCTAATGCACATAAAGCCGAAAGCGATGCGCAGAATCAAGATATTAAAAATACCTTTGAAATCCAACACCAAATGGATGAGGTACGTAAAGATTTGGATGAACACAAGATTTCACAAAGTGAGTATGATACAAAAATGGAAGAGTTGCATCGTATGCTTGATACCCACGAAAGCTTTGTTACTCAAAATCTAGAAGCAGCTAAACAATCTGAGATTGATACACGTATTAAGTCTTTGCAAGAAGACAATCAGAAGATACAAAACGATATTGCTAATATCGTTAAGCAGTGTAATGAGGAACAACGCAAACAGCTTGTCTTTATTACCGAACATCAGTTAGAAAAGTATCTTAAAGATATTGAGGAGCAAAACTCTCGTATTAAAGCAAACAATGCTTCTGCAGTAGCTTCTTTTGCGTCTGCTGCAGCTTCTCGAGCACAAGCGCTTTATTCCGGTGTTCTTACACAACTTGAAAATGCTAAAGTACCTTATGCAAAGCAAATTGCAGCATCTACTAGAGATGCTGCAGTTAATTCTGCTAAACTTACTCATGAACAAATGCGTGGTCAAAAATTGGCTAATTTAGACGAAGTTAACTCCTCTGGCTATGATGAAAATGGTCGTGTTACTGACCCGACTAAGGTTGCTACTAAGTGGCTTGGTGATAACCTGCGTAACGCTCTCGGTGGAATTATGTCTGCTACTAAGACAATAAAGTAGTATCTTTGTCGTTATATTAGTATGAATAAGTTTATTAAGTTCTGTTATTGCGTATTATTAGGTTTATTTACGCTTTTTATTGTTATGCTTGTTATTGGTGCTATTTACCAAACTTTTACTCATTAACTTTTATGGCTTGCCTTATTGGTGAGCCATATTTGTTTTGCGTGCGCGCGCGCGATTCGTGTGTGCGTACGCATTCATTATTTCCTTTTATGATGACGTGGGGGGTGTCCGCGAACGCCTGAGCGGGGGGGCGTTGCCCCCGAATTGATACCTCGCCTAAACTTCGACCGCGGAGCTGAAAAATCATAACGATTCCGTCACTCACTTCGCGTTGCGACGGTAGTCGCCCATGAAAAACACCGCCGTCCGCGTAGGACCCGACGGAGTCAATTCCCCCTTATTGCCATGTACAGTTGATTCTGTCCTGCTTAGAGAGCCAGCCCCCCATTGGGGGGCGCAAGCTCAAGGGGGGTATTCTAATAATATCAATTACATTTATATATATCGTTTATTTTCTTCTTGAGCATTACTGCAGTAATTTAAAAATGTTAATATCTGGAAGCCTTTTGGCTTGCCAACGCTTCTGCATCGCTCCACATTTAAACGGCATTTAGCTTGATGCCGTCCTGCCACTTGCCATTATATTGTCAATCGGTACGTAGTACTCCGACCTCTATTTTAGAGAGGTTAACCCCCGTACTAAATTCTAATACATTTTCGGGGTTAATTGTTTAAATTGTAATCTCCACATTACGTTTCACGTGAAACGACGTTAAATGTAAGTTAAAATTTGTAATCATAATGTCCATTAATATCTAAAAAGAGAACTAAGAAATTAGGAATAAAAGAT